ACGCGCCAGTTGACGCGCTGCTCGCGCCAATCGGCGTGCCGTCGATCGCACCGCCGTTGATGTCGACGTAATCATCCATGTAGATGACGTTCGTGCCGTCGACATAGAGATGCGCCTTGCGGCCGTTCGGCACCGTGATGCCCGTGCCGGCGGAGGTCTTGACCGTGATGCTCTGCGATCCGGTCGTGTTGTTCTGGACGATGTACTGCTTCTGGATCGTCGGGACGACCAGCTCGCGCGTGGCCGTGAGGCTGACTGCGGAGGTGACGTTCAGGACCAGGGCGCGCGCCGCTTGGGCGGCGTTGGTGTCCGTGTAGGTCAGAGTCAGGTTAGCGTCCGAGGCGTAACTCGGGTTGCCGTAGCCGACGATCGCCTGCTCGAGCGCGGTGCCGAGGTTGGTGTTGGTGATCGTGCCCCAGGTGCCGGAGTTTTCACCGGTCGCCTGCAACTCGATCTTCAGGTTAGTGGAATAAGTACTAGCCATGACATTCTTCCTTTAGGTAACCACCTGCGTCCAAACCACCGTGTTGCCGTCGTTGACTATGACCCAATTTTGTGTCTGCGAGTCATCGACATTCTGCCAGTTGGGAGTCTGATTGTCATTAATCACGCCCCAAACCAACACAGATCCTACCTGGCCCGTAGCAGAGACGCCCGTGAGTGTGACATTTGCATCTGAAGTTGTAGTGACCGAGCCGACTTGGCCGGTCGCAGAAACGCCTGTGACATTGACGTTCTGTTCCGTGACCACCGTAACATTGCCAAGGAGCGCACTTGCGCTGACCCCGGTCAACAAAACGCTGGCCGTTCCTGTGATCTGTACCGAGCCTACGGCGCCAGTGGCCGCAACGCCCGTGACATCGACGTCCGTGCCTGCCGTGACGGTGACCGAGCCGACGTCGCCCGTGCCCGAAACACCGGTGACCGTGACATTGGCAGTACCTGTGACGGCTGCCGTGCCGATCGCACCTGTGGCCTGGACGCCAGTTGGCAACACGTCTGCATGGGCCGTGACGGTGACCGAGCCCACGGAGGCCGTGGCTTGGAGCCCGGTGACCGGGACGTTTGCCTCGCCGCTGATCGTAACGGTGCCAACGGCACCCGTAGCCGAAACGCCCGTCAGACTGACGTTGGCATCGCCCGTGACCTGAACCGACCCAACGGAACCCGTTGCTGCCAGGCCTGTGACGGAGACATCGGCCCCGGCAGTGACCGTGACAGTGCCAACCGCCCCAGTGGCCGAAACGCCCGTAACGCTAACGCTTGCGTCAGCGGTAATAGTGACCGAGCCAACCGCGCCCGTCCCCGTAGGCAGCGCCGCGAGGCTCTCACCCCAAGGGTCTTCGCCCCAGCCTACGCCAGAAGCATTCCACCCTTGGAAAGCAACGACTGCATCGGCCACTTCCGACTCAAATTACGCGATGCGGATGATTGCGCTAGTCGAATCAGCCGTCGGGAAGATGATCGTGAACGTGCCGCTGGTCGAAGTCTTCGCACCACCGAAGTCGAGTACGCAAACCGACGGATCGCCCGCTGCCGAGTCGTTGTAAATCAACGCCCCGTAGGCAGTGATCGTCGCGCTGGTGAACGAAAGGTCCGCAAAGTCCGTAAACGCCGTCGTGCCCGAGCTCGTCGGGGTCACATTTGTAAGCGTACCGCCGCCAGCGGAGTACGTGCCGGAGTTTGCCACCTCGTTGGTCGCCGTATACGCCGTGGTCGCGGCCGTAAAGGACGCGCTGTTGTCGTACAAGGCAAGCTTGAAGGTGTTTCCGGTGCCCGTTGTGAAGTTGTGCACCGCCTTCATCAGCTCCACCTTGAAGCTGGTGCACATGTAATTGCCTGAAAATGCCATTTCTACTCTCCTAACAAGTGAACCAGCTCTGGATGCCCCGCTTCACGAAGCCGATTGGCAATCGTGGCACGGTCTTGCTCGACCGCCTCCCTCAAATAGAAGGCGACCACGTGGGTAACACGGTCCTTAAAGGCCCGCGCCTGCGCCTGGACAGCCGGATGCGACTGATCCCCGACGAAAATAATCTTGTCCGACGCCCGTTGGGCGAGTTCCTCGATGCCCCACCCCCGATTTTGGGTCGTGGCGACCGAAACTCCGCCCGTTATAACAGGCATTTCAACAGTAATCATGGGCCAGGTGACTCCGATTTGAGCGGCAGGCGGATCATACCATCGCGGTACTCGTCGCGGCGGCGGCGTCCCTGCTGCTCGATGCCGAGGCCCTGGATCGCTTGCTTGTACGAGTTCGTAAAGTACTGAAGCATGTTGTCCGGGCCCTTGGTGTAGCTATAGGCCTGGATCAAACAGGCATAAAGCAGGGCTTCCGGGGCGTTATTGCTGATCCAAGTCGTCGTATTGGTCGAAGAAAGCTGCGCCGGACGGTAGATATAGCCCAATTCGACCGTAAAGTTCGCATTCGGAGTTGGTGCGATGTAGAACGTGTTCTGATCCCACACCGAATAGTACTTTGGCACGCTCGTTGAGGCCCCGTTCGGCCAATATTCCTTCATAAACGACGTGTCACGGAAGTCCAGGAAGATTTGATCATTCCCAGACGTGATCATCATGTACCGATGGGTCAAAATATCGCTCGGAGCGGTCAAAAACTTGTTGCCGCTCGTCATATTGCCGCTCACCTCGAGCTTGAACACGTCAAGATCGATCTCGCGAAGGATTTGATTCTCCGCCATGGTGATAAACGTATTGATCACCGAGTTAGTGAACACATTGGAGTTCACTTCGGTGTAGTTACGAATATTGGTGACCAGTTCGTCGTATGTCATGACGTGCTTACCGTGACTCCACCAACAACACCCTGCGCAATCAACGCCTGGCCGACGATGTACGGGCGCATATCGTTCGTGTTGCGCGCTGTACCAAAGCTTTGGAACGCCGTAAACCCAGGCGCACCGACGAACACGGAGACCGGCTCGATACGATCGGGACGCGGGTCACGCAGCGCAATAGCATCGCCGCGATAACGGAGCGGCTCCAGTTGCGGTTCCTTTGGCTCATAGTCGTCCGGGCACACCATGTAGCCCTGCCACTGTTTGCGCAGGACATTGTAGGGGTATCGCTGCCCGCAGAAGTCGCAAAGACCGTAGGAGAACTTGCCAGTGGCGTATGCCATGTCAAACCCCCATATCAGGCACAAACTGCACGCTGGCAGTGTCCCGATCCTCCGAGGCCGCGCGGTTGAAGTCCTCTTCGTAGAGTGCCTTCAGGGCCTGCGCGCGCTCGGGCGCGTACTTGAGCGAGAGCTGAAACGCCAAACCAGACACCAGACACGGCAAGAAACGGAAGTTTACGTCCGTGGTGTTGGTGTAGATGCCAGCGTCTTGGATCCGGCGGATGCGATAGTAGACGAACGTATACGTCTGATCCGCAGCCGGATAGAAGTAGACCTTTGGCGTGTTGGTGCGCTCGACGTAGAACTGCGCCGGTCGCGCCTCTGAAGTCTTATCCGGGACGTTGAGGTAGTCTTCTCGGCTAATCCGCTCGATGTAGACATCCGAATTCACGCCCTGGCTGTTCTGGCGGATGATCGCCTCGAGCACGTTGACCGTATCCGTGGCAAGCGTGATCTCTTTGGTGCCCTGAGTCAGCGTATACGTCGCTTGCTCAATGGTCCAAAGATTTAGCCCACGGTTCGCCCAGTCCAAAAAGACGAGATTGAGCGAACGGCGGGCCGACGAGAGCTGATAGCCCGCCGTCGGCCGCATGCCGCAACGCTCAAACGCCTCCTCGATGATGTCATCGATGGAAAGGTTGAAGTCGGTTGTGCCCGAAGTAGCCATTTATTAGCCGCAAGACGCTCCGCCGTAGCGCATCTTCTTGACCTTTTTCTTGGCCATGCCGCCCTTTTTGTAGCCACGGCTCATCATGCCGCCGCCCATCATGCCCATGGCCATTTCTTTGTGCTGGTTAATAGCACCGCCCTTCGACGCCATGACGACTTTGCCAGTCTTCATGCTCGGCTCAGAGACCATCTTGTTTCGCGGGCCGCTGCCCACGGCGCCGCCACCACGGACGGCTGCGCCCATTCCACGACCTGCCATGTTAGTACCCTCGCATCGCGCGACCGCGCGCGTCTTTGCCGCCCTTCTTCATGGCACGGCCGCTCTTGTCGGCCATACC